TTTACGGTCGAGGAAGAAACGTATACCGTAGAAAAAACACATAAGGTTTGTATAGAGAATTAACCTCCAGTTTTTACATTTCCTCGGGCGCTGGATCAACGTTCCCCAAATTCACAAATCCAGCGCCCCATCTTTTATTGGGTAGCCTCCGCAGGGTTGCTTATTTCGTGGTGTTTTCCTGAATAGGAATATTAAGGGTATAAAAGTACCGGCTGGGATGAGATCGGCTGTTGTAGGGCATTGTGGGGAATCGATTTTAGCGGGATCTATATATATGTAGTAAGTATCCGGATTTTTACTACGGCAGGTTAATAAAAAAGCCCGAACGTTTGATTGTCCGGTCTTTGTGTATATTCATAGGTGTTGGATCAGCATAAGCATAAATAAGCTAACAATGCCAATACTACTGGCTCGTAAAAATCTATCTTTGTCAAATAATCACTAATCATTTTACACCTCTTTCGTTTAATAATCATATAAGCCATACCTTGCGTGCAAGGCAGGCTTGCAGGATTAGTTTATCTGTTGTGTTATTGTCGCCATAAAATGGGCCGCTAAAATACAAATCCCTATTCCTACGATTGCTGTTGCTATAACTATTTTAAGTAACCAGTACATTTTGAAAACCTCCAAATGGCACTATTGCCTAATCAAAGTATAACAGATAAAAGGATAAAAGCAAATTAAATCTGCTGTATTGAATTGTTTTTTTTGGGCATTAGGTAAAACATCGGGGGTAATTCCTACCAAGTTGGTAAGGATTGTATGTCCAGTAGATAAAAGGGGTTATGTGTCTTGTGCCTATAATTTTGGAATACAAAAGACAAATCACACATATTATAGGTCTATCATCCATCCAAGTCCGATAACTGTGTAGCTCTCGCCGTCCAATCATCGGTATTCCTTCCCTGGTTATAGGACTTAGCCGATAACATCATCCATTCTACCCCGTATCCAACGTCCGATAACGTTTCAGTCCGATAGTATCCCCCCTGCGGAGGAGTCATCGGCCCCTGGACAAATCTGGTAATCATAGTTCAAAGGACACATCTGCTTTTATTAACTTTTCAAATCCCAGTCGATACAATCCCTACAACCCTACGAAAATACCCTTCCGTACCCCCCTTTATTGCCCAATGGGGGGGTCAAAATCGCCATTATTAGCCCAGAAACAGGCCGTACCCTACGTACCCTACATTCTCTCTTACTGTTATATCCCACAAAAAGTATATGGAGGGGGGAGAAGAATAGGAAAAGTCATAGGGTATGGGGGGTATAGGGGGGAAAACCGCATTTTTGAATCAATAATGATGCCTCTGTACCCTGGCAGATGTAGGGTACGGCTTGAATGGGGGGTACAATGAAAATCTACCGAATAGAAGATATGAACAAATCAATAGTCCCTTATTTCTGCTCCGGGACTCAATTTTAACCCGGCATACATATAATGCCTACTACCATGCCCCCCCATACGCCGCTTCTCTGTCTTTGGAAAGGCCCGTCTGATTTCCTTGCCAAACGTCTTATTTGACATAGCCACATACCCATTCCGTTTACACCACTCCCGATATTTTGCATAAACAGTGGCCGGGGAGCAGCCAAAAGCATATTCGTGGTCAAAGAAGTAATTCGATCTCAAATATATTCCCGCAGGATTCGACTCCTCCTTGGATTGTTCCCACACCTGCTTACTTTCCTCCGCCACAGCAAACCCGTGATTCTCCCTCAAATCTCTCAACCCAGCAATAGCCCAATTCAGAATACCCGGTAATTCTTCCTTCAACCGCTCATCCAGATCATGCTCAAGCACATTTGTATCCTCTCGGGTAAAAGGTACAATCTTTAGCCTCCGCCATGTTCCCATGCTCTTATCCGTAAATGTCGGGAAATCATTCGCCAAAATCATCAGCTTCGCCGTAGCCTCCGCAGTGAAGCCATCCGCATACTTCCTCTCATAATCCAATCCGTCCTTGCCAGTCCACGTCTTAATAACCGCCTCCACCTGCGGGGTAAGCTCCTGCTCGGCATCCCCAACTATATTCAGCTTCTTCCCATACGTCAAATACATCGAAAATTTATCCACAAACCTGCGGAGGGGAACCTCACTACAATTATCTTCCCCCAACATACCCTTCATAGCCCTGGCATAAGTCCCCTTTCCGGTAGCTGCCTCCCCATAACACAGCAAAAAGCACTGGTATTTCTGCGTAGGAACCAGTAGATAACCCGCCCACTGTTGCAACATCCGCTGTAAACTCTTATTTCCCCCCGTTACCTCATCCAAGAACCGATCCCATCTCGGACACTCTGCGGAGGAATCATATTTATATGGAACTTTCCCCAATGCAAAGAAGTCTGGTGTATTTGGTTTAATATTAACCTCATCCCCTACAACCGTTAAAATACCGCTTTCCGTCACAACAGAATTAACTGGCTCGGTAGCATCTGGCGTTGTAATCCACGTATTTGGAACCCTGTCCCCAGAGAGAATGGTCAACGACGACAGATTCAGCTTGATATTCTCCATTATCTTCGTAGATGGCTCTACATGCAAATTTTTGGTATATTTGACCAGGATAGCCTTTAACTCCTCCTTGCCTATCTTCTTATATACCCCCTCGACCCAGAAGTAGAAGTCCCCCCGCCAGAATCGTAATATCTGCTTATCGTCTCCATCAATCGACAAAAACCCTTTATCCTTATAAAAGGCATACGCAATCCCCGCTGGTGTTGGTTTATTCTCACCCATTATTGTTTCTCAAAAAAGCGGGGGACGACGATAGAAGCAAAGATAGAGGGGTTTTCGCCGCCCCGCCGCCAAGGTTCGTATTATTGTGGATTATCACTTTCATCTTTGCTCTACCTTATTATACCACATCACCCACAAATTTCAACCCCCTAAACTTGCGGAGGTTCTTAAATTATTTTCCTCTTGACTTCTCGTTCCAAATATGATATACTATGTCTATGGAAGAACCAGAGCGTGGAATTAGGTTAGTCGTGGTAGAGGCATACGAGACAGGCCCTACTCATTTGGTCGTCAGGGCAAGGGAGCAAATTAATGATCCAGTCGAGGATGTATTAACACAATCTCTATATGTCCGAAAGCCAACCTTTATTCAGTTTGGAGACCGACTACTATACTATAAGTCTGTTTCGGAATTCTTCCTCGACCGTGGGCCAAAATTACAATATAAAGTGCATACCGACCCCTTTCCAAAGGAGGTGCTTGCACAATTAATTTTAGATTGCAGTCTTTTAGATACAACCTTTTTGGGGGAGGATGGGGATGTCTAAGGGAAGTTGGACGAGACCTCGCCAAATATCACGGGAGGAATATGACCTCCGGTATGATTTGATGTTCGGAAAGATAACCTCCGCAGAGTTTGAAGTTGGGATGGAAAAACTTCGTAAGGCAGGAAAGCTAAAATATTCTTGGAGTAAAATGAGATGAGTAGAAGTTTCAAAAAAGCTATCATAACTATTTCTAAAAAATTAAGGGGTAACGCTTATCGTGCTATGAGGAAACGAGTCAAGGCTAAATTAGCTAAAATAGACATAGAGGATGTTGACGGGCCTGACCTTGTTGACATTGAGGCTGATACAAAAGAACTTGGCTTAGAGGAATATGGAACTAAATTAGGAGTTGAGTTCTGGGATATAGATAAAGAGGAAAAAAGAAAGGACAGAAGAAAATGAAGCTCGCGATAGTAGGTAGCAGAACATTTGATGATTATGATTTGTTGCTTGATAAATTAACGTTATTTTTTGATGCCCGTGTTCAATTTAATACTGTTGTGTCTGGCGGGGCAAAGGGAGCAGATTTGCTTGGTGAAAGATGGGCAAATTATTGGGGTCTTGAAATAGAACGATACTTTCCCGCTTGGAATAAACATGGAAAGGCTGCTGGATTTATTCGTAATCAACAAATAGTTGATGCTTGTGATATGGTATTAGCCTTTTGGGACGGTAAGTCACAGGGAACTGCCGATACTATTGAAAAAGCCAAACGAGCAAAGAAGCCTACTTTTATTGTTTACTTCTGAAAGAGGTTTGGAATGAATAAAATAACAAATATTGATTGGTCACATTTAGACCAGCCAAAAGGAGAATATTATGAAGGAAAATATTACGAAGGGGAAATAGGTATAACAAGAAAAATACCTTACGCACCATCAAAACCGTGTATGCACCCCGAACACAACCCGCCTGGTATGTGCGTATTTGAGCCGGGGGTGTATGAACACACTTGTCCTGGATGTGGTAAAAAAACTATTTTTGTAGTAAATGGTATATATCTTTAAGAAAGTAACACAATGGAAAGAAAAATTATTAATGAGGAGCTTGCATCGTGACATTACCGCAGATGCCTAAGACGTTGGATTTGGGATTTGGGGAGTTAGTGGAACTATCCTACCTCGAAACCGTTTTTGGTCTTACAAGACGGGCTGCGAGCAAATACCTAAAAGTATTAAGGATTGAACCAATCTATGTTGGGAAGGATGTTTATTTTAGTTTATCTACCTTCAAAAGAATTATTTTCGTTTTAACTCGTCCGGGAGGCCCCGGAATGGTTATGCCTGCAAGTTTAGCCAAAAATAATCCAAGAAAAATAAAAGACCCTAATTGTACTTTTGGGGTTACGGATGAAATATTAGAACAAGCAGCAAACCCGGCAATTCTTGCTGAAATGCTCGCATCGGACGGGAGGAATCCGAATATCATCAAACAATTTATCAAAAATCGCGTGGGCAGACCTACAAAGGATGCAGAAGATGAACAATCTACCTGAAAAAATAACACCTGAGGAAGCAGTCTCTGCCGTTTTATCTCTTAATGATGCAACCCTGGTAGCAACCTTATTCAATAGATTAGGGTGGAGCCTTACGGAAGAAATTATAGAAACACTGTATGTGGCAAAACAAACCCTAAATTTGGGGGCAAAAATGACGGCAATTAAATACCTACGTACTCTCCTCCAAGAGGCTGCTGAGGCTTCGGGTTATATTACCCAAGTATCTCAAACACGACCGGGGGCCGACGGGGGTTCGACTACTTTCAGTGCCAAACGAATTTCGGCGGCATTGAATCCAACTAAAAATGTAATATCAAAGGAGATTTCAGATGACAGACCAAAACCAGAAACCGAATCAGAAAAGCATATTGGAATCACTGGGGGCGAGGGGTCAGAATGTCCCAGACCAGATACAGGACGAGATTCTAACCCAAGCAATGTGCGAAGCGAGTCTGGAGGAGAGAATTCAAAACGGCCTCTTGGAGGGGAACTTGACCGAACTTCCAACACCGAAACCGCCGATTCAGCCTCCGCAGACACCTACGACTACGGAAACACCTCTGACACCGGAACTGAATGTGACGGTATCCCCGGAAACGATGACGGGGGAAATCCCTGCATCCAGCATAGACCCCCAACCTGCGATCCCAAACTCTACCCCGGTATCTCCGGAAGTCCCCCCGCAGAAAAGTAAAGCTGAGATTATCGAACGGGTCGAACAAATAAAAGATGATGCTGCGAGCAAGATAGGATACGGGAAAGAGTGTGGCCCTTTTAATGATTCAAACCTGCGGAGGTTAAAAGAATATATTGCCGGGCCGGAATACGAAATAAACAGGGTGATGTATCAACTTTCCTCGTTATGTTCAATTCCGCAGGTTATTCCTTCGATGACTTTGTGGGATATGCAAAAGGGTGTGGATTTTCCTAAGTTGGTATTTGAGTTAGTTAAGACGCCGGGATTTATTGATAATGTTTGGCCGTACCTGAAATTACTGCTTGGGGCTTCAAAGGATAATACGGTATGGGCTGCTTCGGTGTTGACGACTATAGCAACCTTCGAGGCCATAAAAGTTCTGCCTTTTACTACGGGGCACAATGAAAATATATAGACCTTATCCTGTATATCCCCTACCGTCGGACTATTCTGACTTGTCTCTGGATGGTCAGAAGCAAGCGAGGCTTACTACGCTAAAGAAGCAGGATACTCCGAAGCATCTTGTCGAGGCGTGGGATTTGTTTAGGCGGTTGTATCTTGCCGGGGACGAGGACCAGAGATTTTATAAAGATGGTCTTTTAGAATCGCCGGACTTTCACTCCGAAATGGTTTTCGACCTCGGACAATTTGCGTTGAACGCTTGGGCTGCCCCGCGAGGCAGTGCTAAGTCAACATTGATGGTTCTTGAAGTTCCATTGTTGATGGCTCTTACGAGAGATTTCTTCGATATTGGATTGTATTTCTCCACGGAAAAGATGAAGCAGCCGAGATTTGATGTTCTTATGGCACAGTTTATGGAGAACGAAAGAATTATTGCAGACTTTGGGCAGCTAAAACCAAAACGAGGGTCGGCTACTTGGAACCATGAATATCTTCAATTGCTGAATGGTTCGACTATATCGGGAAGTAGTATTATGGGTAGGATACGTGGTGGACGCCCAAGACTTCTTATTTTAGATGACCCCGAAAACGATCCCGATAGTGATTCGGAGACATCTCGACTTGCGGTTATCGAAAAATTTGAGGCTATTCTTTTTAAGAAATTGCTTCCGATGTTAAAACCCGGAACTCAAATGTTCTGGATTGGAACTCTTATAGACCGCAAATCATTTTTATATAGAGCGACGTTGGGGGACGATTCTCGATTTGACTATTGGAATAGGAAAGTTTTACGGGCTATCGCTTATGATAAAGGGGACAAAACTAAGTGCCAATTGCTTTGGCCCCAGATGTGGTCACGAGAGTTCTTGGAAAATCAGAAAGAACGAATAGGGGCAAGTGCTTTTGCCTCCGAATATTGCAACGAGCCGATTAGTGACCAGGATAGAATATTATTGGTTGATCCCCGTAAAAACGAATATACTGTTGATGGAGAATTTAGCTGGGATAACCCTTTGGCTAATACAAATAAAGTCCATTGGCAAGAACGGATATTCGGGGATGATAATAATCATAGAACCTATAAGGAAATGGAGAAGCCCTTCAATGAGTTAGTGCGACCCATGTTTAAGATTCTCCTGTTCGATTACGCAAGAGGGCTTACGTCTTACCATGATTATTCCTGCATAGCTATCTGTGGGTTTGATACTCTGGGAACGATGTGGCCTCTCCATATCTGGTTGGGCAGGGCCAAAGATGACACTCTTATGCGGTTGATATATGAGAAAGGATTAGCATGGCAAGTTCGTATTCTTGGCATAGAAGCAGTGTCAATACAAAAGAGCTTTGCGGATGCTGTACAGGAGTACGTAACCGAGCAAACAAGTGCGAGGGGGGATCAGTGGCGAGGTCGAGTATTTCCTATCACATATCCCGCGAAAGAAACTAAAGCTCAACGCATTGCGTCATTGGAGTGGCGGTTCAACTCGGGGCGTATCAAGTATCCGGCACATTTGGTAAATGAATGGCCTTATAATCAACTTTATGCTCAGACTTCTGATTTCACAATGGATTTGGCCTTGTTGCAGCACGACGATGTGATAGATACCTTGGGAATGAGCAAGCATGTCGTAAAGACCCGCGGGGGACAATTTAAGCGGGAAGTTGGAAAGCTGGGATTAAAGGAAAGAATCCTTAAAAATCAACCAGAAATCTCCGGGCTACCTCTATTATCAGGGGTTTCGGCAACACAACTCTCTGCGGAGATGTTGAATATCATGTCTAAACAAGCCAGGAAACGAAAAATTGAATTGCGGCCCAGAAGAATAGAGCGAAAAAATCCAAGAAATCTCCGATAATCTATTGAAAATAAACATATAATATGGTATAATATAGGTTGGAAAGACCGATAATTTTAGGAAGAAATCTATGCTTGATTATCTTGTTCCGTTGTTCCTTGTTCTTTTGGGGGTTGTTGGACTTGCTATATATACGCTAACAATTGCCCTTAGAGACTCGACGCGGCAAATAGCTAAGATGAACGAACAGTTGTTGGTCTTACTCGGCACTCGTGATGGGGGAGAAGCCGTTGGGCGTGCTTTAGTGGCCTCCGCAAAATTGCCAAAAAAAGAAATTCCCGGCGTAAGTAAAAAAGAGGAGAAACCGGAAAAACCAGCAGGAGTTAAGTTTACGGTAGGATATAAATAACATGGGATTTTCATTTACTTTACCTGCTGACCAGAAACAACGAGAAGATGTCGTATCAAATATGATTGC